GTGCACAAGTACTTGCACCGCATTGGGCGGTCGGGGCGCTGGGGGCGCAAGGGCAGCGGCGTCAACTTTGTCACGCGGCGCGATTTCCGCAAGCTGAAGGAGATTGAGTCGTATTACGGCACCACCATCCCGGAGCTGCCCGCGAACTTCGGGCTGGCTTGAACGAACATGCGTAACTATAACTATAACACTTTATAGCATTGGAATTATTAAATTCATGTAATATAAACCTGAATTTAATTTTAATTTTAATTTGTTTTGTTTCGTTTTGATGCCGGTCATGTTGTTGCTGCCATTTTTACCGTTGGCCACCGTGTTAATGAGCATGGTTGTGCTGACGACCGTGAAATTTAACCAATTTGAATGCACCGACATAGTGAAAGACACGCTGGACGGCGACGTGTGCTGGTGCTACGAGAACGGCGGATTTGGTTGCTGCTGCTGCACGGTTTGTCATGACGCAGCAGACGACGCAGAACCCGCAGACGACGCAGACGACGACGTGTATGACGACTCGGCCGATTCATTTCATAAACACGTTTATGCCAAAAAATCGTGAAACAGCTTGTCCACGTACATGGGTTGCAACTGCGGGTTGTACAAGTAGCAGTTGCACTTGCCGTCGGCATGGTAACTGCCGTAGTGGCCGCCACCGCAGTTGCAGTACCCCGGCGCGGGCTCCATCGGTGCCGGTGCGAACATGCACCAATCCTTCGGGTAGCCTTGGTCCACGCAAGCCGACCAATTCGCAAACCCTTCTTCCAGCCGCATTTGCTGTTTGTAATTGTAACGCGCAATGTAGTATATTAACGCCACAAATATACCCCATTTTATCCAATGGTTTGGAACGGATAACAAGGCCATCAAAACAATCAGCTATATATGTATATATAATGGTATATATGTATGTATATAATTGTTATTTTATTTTTCATTGATTTTTAGTCATATTTGTTTTTGTTTATTTTGTTTGTTTTGTTTGTTTTTGTTTGTTTGTTGTTTTTTTTCCATTTTCATGAATCCGAATTGTTTATTTTTTTTTAAATTACTATTTTGAATAATTTATTTATCAAGTTTTTTTTTGTTTTTTTTGACTTCTTTGCCTTCTTTGTCTTCGCTACGCTTTTCGTTGCGCTTTTCGCTGCGCTTTTCGTTGCGCTTTTCGCTGCGCTTTTCGCTACGCTTTTCGCTACGATTTTCGCTACGCTTTTTGCATTCGGCGACCGTTTCACAGTCAATTTATGTTTTTTGGCATTGTAAACGTGCTCAAAATGCTCCATCGGCGCATATTTTAAAAACCACTCTTCAAATTCGGGATCGCTGCGTTTGAGTTGCTGGTATTTTTCGGATTTTTTGGCTTTGATGTCATCCAGCGTCTCTTGATTGCCGTAGCAGGTTGCGCCGTACCGCCGCAACAGCCCGGTTTGTTTCAGCCGGTTCCGCTGCTGAATGTCGTGCAGCTGCTTGCACATGCACAGAATGCGCGCCGCGTCGTAGTACGGCTTGTCCGTGTACAGCATGGCCAAATACAGGCTCATCATGGTGTCCGTGCTGGCAATGCGCACCCGCCGCTTGCCCGCCTGAACCACGTTGTAGCTGTGACACGCCACCGGCTTGTAAATGAACGCAATTGGCATCTTCCCAACCGCAATTTCGTAATGCTCCGGCACAATTTCGCCGATGCCCGAGTGCTTCGTCACAACTATGCCCTTGAAGTCGTTGTCTTCCAGGCGCTCTTTGAGCTTGCCGGCGCTGGCCTCGGGTTCCACCGACAGCACGTCAAAATGCGGGATTTGCGCAAACAGCGCCTTTTCCGGTCTCGGCAAATACCGCGCGTACTGCGAAATGGCGTACCCCCCGAAAAACACCAAGTCCTGGTCTATGAACGCATTGCGCACCGCGCGAAACAGGCGCACTTCCTTAGACTCGGGCGCACCTTCATGCTCAATTTCATCCGCAGTGGGGCTTTGCATAAACCGCTTCGGCCCTTTCGGCCCTTTCGGCGTTTGAAACGGCAGCATTGCCTGGTTGGGAGAGCAGTCCTCCGCCTTGAACGGATGGTGCTTGTTTAACAGCGCCAGTCGCTTGCTCACCTTTTCCCAGCGCGACACGTCGCCCTCGGGCCGCGACAGCTCCAAATGCATGCCCATGCGCAACAAGTTCGGCGGCGCGTACAGGATGCCGTCCACTTTGATCGCCTCCGCCCGAATGTTCTTGAACAGCGTCGGGTCCAGCTGCGTGATGTCGGCGATGCCCACGAAATTCACGAACACCTTGTACGTGCCGTGGTGCATGCCCGACTTGGCCTCCACCTCCGAATACCCGTTTTCGTAAAACTCGTCGGCCAGGTGCTTGGCGTGCTCCAGCGCGGTGGGCGAATAAAAATCGTAGTCCGGGATCTCCGTTTTTTTGTCGTAGAACTGCGCCTCCTCCGGCAAAATGTTGTTGATCGCCGTGCCGCCGTAACACACCAGGTCCTGCTTCTTTATGAAGCGCTCCACAATGGCGATCATGTCCTTCATTTTGGGGTCGCTCGTTTTTTGGGCGCCAAGTTTAGCCTCTATCTTTTCAACCGCCTGCTTCACCAGCGCTTGTTCTAAATCATCCACACTGCTCATGCAATTATGAATTGCTATACATGTTGCATGATATTAATATTTTTTTTTATTTTTTAGGATACAGCTCCCACGCATTTGTAATCCCCGACACAACCGCAGTGGATGCCAGCAAAAAGAACGCCGCGCTGAATACAATTGTCCGGTCAAACGCGGTGAATTCCGCATGCTTTGTCCACGGATTGAACCGCACCAGCAAAAACCCGATGATGAAATACTTCAACACCTCGTTTAGCGTGTCCAGGTAATCCGGCGCAACCGTCGCAACGCCCAGCAGCGCTATCGCGTACAGTCCGTACCAAGCGTACAGCACCGCATAGTAGAACCGTTGGATCCACTCCTTCATTGTAGTCCGTAATCGCGTTTAAACATTCGCAATATTATTTATTTGTATTGTAATAACTGCAAACAACTGTAAATAACCTAACCTAATTTTTGTTTTGCAATGAACCTGGAACTCTCCAAATTTGACATGCGCTCCATCAGCTTTAGGCCGGACGAAAACAAGGGCCCCGTCATCGTCCTCATCGGCCGCCGCGACACCGGAAAAAGTTTCCTCGTCCAGGACCTCATGTTCCACCACCAGGACATCCCCATCGGCACCGTCATCTCCGGCACCGAAGCCGGCAACGGCTTCTTCGCCGCCCACGTCCCCAAGCTCTTCATCCACGACGCTTATAATACCGCCATCATAGAAAACATCCTCAAGCGCCAAAAGGCCGTCCTCAAACAAATGAAAAAGGAGATTGAAACCTACAAGCGCTCCACCATTGACCCCCGCACCTTCGTCGTCCTGGACGACTGCTTGTATGATAACAAATGGACCAAGGACGTCATGATGCGGTTACTTTTTATGAACGGGAGGCACTGGAAGATCATGTTAGTCATCACAATGCAATATCCGCTCGGTATTCCGCCCAATTTGCGCACGAACATTGATTACGTGTTTATCCTGCGCGAGCCCTACATTGCCAATCGCAAACGCATCTGGGAGAACTACGCGGGCATGTTCCCCACGTTTGAGAGCTTTTGTCAGGTGATGGACCAGTGCACCGAGAATTTTGAGTGCTTGGTGATCAATAACAATGCGAAATCCAACAAACTGCACGAACAAATCTTCTGGTACAAGGCGCAACAGCACGGCCCGTTCAAGCTGGGCTCTAAAGAATTCTGGGAAATCTCCAAAGATCTGCACTCGGATGATGAAGAGGAGACGTATGACCCCAAAAACTCGGGTAAAAAGGGCCCCAAAATCAACGTAAAAAAGAGCAAATGGTGAAAAGTGCTCCTCCAATCGGCGGAGCGTTTTTGTTGCGCGAAAGCGAACCCGCAACTGCGGGAGCGCTTTTATCTCAATTCGGCCTCGGAGCTAACAACACTGCGTTTATTTCTCTCAACACGTTGGACAAGTCAAACCCGGTTGCATTTGGATTAAATCGTATCAACTTATTTCCGGCCTCTTTCAGGTAATTCTCTCTGATTTGCTCTTGAAGTGGGTCTCTGTCTTCGTGCCCGTTCTCGTCGCACTCCACAACCAGTTTGTGGTCAACGAAATACAAATCAACGCGATATTTGCCCATGACGTGCTGTCGTTTGACATTCAACACATTGCTGTATGCATTTGCAATGAACCCGATGGTTTGATTTTCAATGCACATTGCAAATTTGACAATTTTCACTTCTTGAGTCACATCCACAATGTATCGGTTTCGCATGTTGAATGAATTTTTGAATATTTCAAATGCTTCTTCTGTGAGCATGAACGTGATTTTGTTTTGACCGCCATTTTTTTTGGGTAGATTCACTGTCTTGGTCTTGGTCTCAACGTAATGCACATTTTCTCTGTAGTTTTTTTTTAAATGATGAACCAGATTATGTTTCTGTCTTGCCAATGACAACAACTCGTCCAGATTTCGGGTGAATTGCGATGGGTTCATTTTTTATATGGCGTGGCGTGATTTGTGGTGCTTTGTGGTGCTTTGTGGTGCTTTGTGGTGCTTTGTGGTGCTTTGTGGTGTGCTTTATTGCGTATCATTTCATAAACATTTATCGGTTCATTTCAATTTTTTTATTATTTTTATTTAAATCTTGTTTCACAAATTGTGAAGCAAGTTTTATTAAAGCGGTTTTATAAAACACACTTTCAAAATATAAAAACACTTATGCCTAAAACAACTTAAACAGAGTCCGCTTATGCATAGTATAAACCCATACCACCATGGAAACCGCACAGCAGGAGCTGAACATCGTTGAGCTCATTGAGAAAAACCCCATCACCAGACTGTCGCAAGAATACAATGGCAGACTGTTGACCAAAATTCAGGAATCATTCACTGGATTTGAACAACAGTTGTTTGTGAGTAGTTTTTATTGCTACTTGAACTATGACAAAAATATGGATTTCGTCGTTGACTTGGACAATGTATGGAACTGGTTAGGATTTCAACAAAAATATCATGCAAAAACCATGCTTGAAAAACAGTTCAAAATTGACATTGATTACAAAAATCTTACTAATTTGGATGTCCCCAAAGTAAAAATGAACGGCGGTCAAAACAAACAAATCATCATGCTTACCGTTCGTTGTTTCAAGTCGCTGTGTCTGAAAGCACAAACGAAAAAGGCGTCGGAAATACATGAGTATTACATGAAGATGGAGGAAGTTTTGCATCAGATCGTCGAAGAAGAGACGGATGAACTCAAACAGCAACTGGAACAGAAAAACGCCGTCATTCAAGAAAAGGAATCCATGCTCCAAGAAAAGGACTCCGTCATCCAATCAACAAAGAAGGAAAAGCAGCGCGCCGTGGAGCAGGCCATCATTGGCCAGTTCCCGTTGAACACGGAGTGCATCTATTTTGGCACCATTGACAACACGAACGCCGACAACGAGAAACTCATCAAATTCGGCCACACGAACGACCTCTCCACGCGCGTAATGGACCATCGCAAAAAATACCAAAATTTCGTGCTGGTTGCCGCCTTCCGGGTTCAAAACAAGGTGGAGATAGAAAACCTGATCAAGACGTATCCGAAGATCAAGCGCCACATCCGCAGCATTGAGGTAGGCGGCAAGAACAAGACCGAAATCATTGCATACGACAGCACGAACTTCACCATTGAGCGCCTGAAGAAACACATCGCCGACATCATTCATTCGCGCACATACAGCATTGACAATTTCAACCGGCTGATGCAGCGCAACGAGGTGCTGGAAGCAGAGAACCGTGAACTGCAAAAAACGGTGGCAAACCAGTCCCTAGAACTGACCGAATTGCGGGAACTCGCGGCCAAACAGAAGCAGGAGCTGGAGGTGGTTGCGGCGGGTCACCAATCCGTCTATCATAACGTGCTGCTGCCGGAAGACGAGCTGACGCAGAAGTTCAACGAATTCATCAAAGTGGCGTGCATTGTGCGCCCCGACGTGGAGGAGTCGTCGGTGAGCATGGAGGGACGGTTCCGGTTGTGGTGTCAAACCAAGCCGACGAAGGAAACGTTCCACGCGCTGAAGAATTATCTGGACGTGCGGTTCAAAGCCAAGCGCATTCGCGGGGTGCACGGTTACCTTGGCGTAAAACTGAAAACGGTGGAATACAAAAAAATGCCAGCATCGGATATATCTATGAGCCCGAATGTGGAGACGTTTCTGTTTGAACGGTGCCAATTTTCGGACTGCGGCAAGGTTTTAAATTCCGTATTACTGAAAGAGTACCAGAAATGGAAACAGTCGGTTGGGCTAACAACAACCGAGACAGACATGAAGGATTTGAAGGCGTATTTGAATGCGTCGCCGCATGCGCTGAAAGCGACCGTCTGGACCGAACAGGGAAGCAACGAGGGCTACTATGGCGTGTCATTGCGCGAGGATTATTATGCGATGACGAACGCAGTCACCAACAACCCAATATGCACGTCAACCACTGGCAAAAAGGTGGAAAAGAGGGAGGCGACCACGCACCAGCTGTTGAGCTCTTGGCCCACGATTGCAAATGCGGCCTTGTCGGAAGGCGTGTGCGCCGCAAAAATGAGCCGATACGTCAAGGCCAAGACGGTCATTGCCGATTATTACTACTGTATTGGGGAACTACGTTCCCCAAACCCCTCCTTAGGGGGACATGCGCCAAGGCACGTCTCGTGCCAAGCCGTTGCGTCCACTGAGTAATGCCTTTTGATGGATCATGGATTCGGATTTAATGTGCGTAAAATTGAAATACTAATCCGGATGGATTAAATTGGTTGCGTTGGTTGTATTATTTCTTGAATTTCTCTCTACTTTGAAATTCAAGAAACCCGAAATATGTGTGTTGGTGCATCACACTCCAAGAAAGGCCGGCAGCATCATGCGCGAATGAATCGTTGCGATAATAACATGAGCCCTCCGAAAATGGAGAGGTTCTTGGTGAATGAAATCATTTCCGATGGATCTGTTGGAAAATGAAAAATTAAAATCGTCATCGCAGTAAACGTTGCCAACCCAATCGTCGCAATGTACGCATATTCTTCATACTTGTTCGTGTAGAGAGAATACAGGATCAATAAACTTCCCAGTGTAAGTAATCCAATGACTCCAACAATGGCTGAATCGTATATCAGCCGCTTGCTTGTTTTTTTAAAATGCGCCAAGGCTGGAATGCTGAGCAGTGCAATGCTAATGAGAACAAACAAAGGCGCGTTCATTACTTGGGTTGCAGTGACCAGGTTGACATAGAAATAAAGAATTGCGACAGCGATCGCTGCAATAAATATCGTGTTGAGTTGAATTGCGTTTATTTTTGTTTCTAAGAAATCAACGGTTCCTTGGAAATTTATAATTTTATTTACACCGCCTGAAATAAATATAAACAACAGTAAAAATGCGCTGCTGAATGTGATCAGCCGGTTGTCCATTGTATTTGGGAGCTGGTTGCTTATTATCGGCGTATATTATTTTATTTGTTTTTTTTATTTGTTTTTGAATTTCTCTCTAATCTTACATTCAAGAAATCCGTAAACATGTTTTAGAAGGGGCAACTTGGGCGGTTGGGGCACCATCCGTTGTCCATTTTGACAAGTTCAATCGTGTAAACTGAGAGAAAAATGGAGAAAATAACACACAATATAATATAAATAAATAAATTACCAACATGGCAACCGGAGCAACCCCGTTAGAAAATGAATTGGTGGCATTCATTGAGGATCATCCAGACACATTTAGCCCGCAAGATGTTGTGAATTTGCGTCGCAAGATTATTTATTGGTTCGGATATGTGGATGGAACAAGAGGCGATCAAGGTCTGGGGGTATTGGGGAAGGATGTATTAACACACATTTCAAAAAAAATAAACGGTAATTCAATGAATTTAATTCATGAGGTTCAATATGCCCTGAATCAGTTTGAATTGAGTGTAGAATTTATAAATGCATTTTTAAAAAGATTGTGCATCACAGAACGTGATTATAATCCTGGAGGATACGTTAGCGGTGGTGCAACAAATCGTAGCGAATGTGAAAAACAAAGAGAATGGATTCATCCTATGTCACGTCCATTGTATTCGGGTGAAATAAACATATTTGAATTTGTTAAAAGAAAAATAAATGAATACAATGTGAAAGTATTGAAATTGTGGGCGGATGTGTTAATTCGCGAAGAAGGCAAAATAATACCCGCAGCAATCGCCCAAATGCAGACCGAAGTTGCAGCAACCGACGGATATGAGCGAAAAATGCGTGAATTATACGGAAACCCTTCGGGAATTGCATTTGGACGAAATAATTTAGATGATTCGGTGTTGATTGAATTCTTGACTTTGTTTCATGTTGCAACTCCTGCCCAAATGACAACGCAATATAGTAACCTAAGTTCATTGGATCAAATTGTGGGTTCAGTCATATCCCAATTTGTGCCAACCAGCATTGTGAATGGATATGGACCAATTCCAACCGGCAAACACGACTCCAAATTGAATGTTGTGAATTTGGCATGTGTTGTGGTTGCAAAACCATACACGCGTGAAGCATATATTCAACCACCCGTGTTTGCGTATTTATCATCCGATGTATTGGACCAATGCGTGAAAAAAGTGGGACGGTTTCCAAGCACGGATGAGTTTATACAATTCATGAATACACGCATGATTGAAAAAGCTGCCTCTTTTTCGGCGCCTCCTCCTCCTCCTCCTGCATCGGCCCCTCCATTACATGAATTGGATGGTGGAAAAAGGACAAGGAGGAAAATGAATAAAAATAAGCGTAAACGCTCATATAATCGCCGACGTTAAACTTGCACGCATTTGGCAGCCTTGAGCATGATCACTTTGCCCGGGGTTTCGGTGCGTCGCACGTGTTTTGCCGGCAAGTAATTGACGCCCACGGTTTGAAGGCTGCGAACGCCTGGTGCCGCGCGTTCTTTGACCAGTGTTGCTGCTCGGTGAATGACGTCGGCGTCGTAGGTGCCCGGTTTCGCGGTGTTTACGACCACCGCGTGCGCGCTGGGAAAATCCTTCAAATGGAACCACATGGCGTGCTGCGGTGCTCGTTTGACAAGCGCGTCATTCTCGGCCTGGTTTGCGCCCACTTGGACGGCGTAAGTGCCGTTGAAAATCTCGGAGTACATTTTGATTTTGATTTATCGGTTGTGTTAGTTAATCCGCCGAAAATCAATTTTTGCAGAAGTTAAAATTGATTTTCCGAGAGAGAAAAAAAAAAGATGTGTAATGTATATAAATGAGGAAAACGAGAACCGCGCGGAAACCGAAAAGAAGGTCATGCACGCGAAAGGCAATGAGGGGTGGTGGTAAAGCTGATAAAGAAGTTACTGATGCTCTTCGTAGCGCTATTCAGGTGATGAATGAAAATAATACATTTCCGGAATTGGCCGGGGCATTAACCAAATTGGCCAATATTGCTGATAAGAAGTCTGCGGCTGTTGCTGATACTGTTGCGGTTGCTACACCTACGGCTGTTGCCGAGTCCGAAAATGATGTTCATCATACTGTAAATGCTGCTGCTTCTACTGATTCTTCAACTGTAAATGCTGCTGCTTCTACTGATTCTTCAACTGTAAATGCTGCTGCTTCTACTGATTCTTCTACTGTAAATGCTGCTGCTTCTACTGATTCTTCTACTGTAAATGCGATTGCTGCTACGAATGAACCCAATGCGGAATTGACGGAAAAGTCTGTTATACATTATGGTACCGATAGCAAACAAACTTCTTCAACGTATTTAGAAATCAAAAAAAGACTTGACCGCATGATAAATAAGCCAAATAATATGAACCCAGACAATATACCGATAGAAACATTGAAGAGCCGTTTGGAGGAAATAACCAACGCAAAAACCATACCGGAAGTAACAGCAATTCTACAAAAATACAAGTTCAATGATACGTATCCTCTAGGCAAACCGGCGTTCTTACGGTTTACCATGACGATGGGTGGTGGATCGCGAAAACACAAAATGCGTAAGATTAAGAACCAGTATACGTCAAAATAATAGTATTCGCATTATGTATACGAATTCATTCATTAAATAACAAATGGCTTGCGACGAAGCGGCAATTAAGCCTGCTCTTAAAGATGTTGTCTCCAAAATGGAACAATGTCCAAAATACAATGATCTAAAAATTGCACTAAAGGAATTAGCTAGTTTATTACCGGACAGTAATTTGAGGAATGCGTCTGCTGAAAATGTAAATGTTCATCAAAATGTTGCTCCTGCTCCTCAAAATGCTGTTCCTGTACCCGAATTTAAAAAGGAGACGTCAGAACAAAAAGTAAAAAGTAGTGATCCTAATATTAATGTTCGCTGGAATTATGCAAGGCTGATGAGGGAAATTGATAAGGTTTTGAATAGTCCCAAAAGTTCGGATGATATGAAAACCAAATATAGAAACTTGAAACCCCAATTTGAAAACGCTACCAAATTTGAGGAGGTTGAAAAGTTAGTGAATGTTAATAATGTAACATTTTACGCTAATAGCATATATAGTGGTGGAACCCGAAAACGCAGGATGCGCCGAGTCAAAACCCAGCGCCGGCGCAAAAATGCGCGCACAATAAAGAAGAAGAAAATAACAAATAACAAGTCCGGTAAACGAAACTGATCCAGTTTTTTCGTTTCATTTGGTTTTCAGCACTTCCACCGTTTCCCGCAATCAATGCAGGTGACAAAGGTGGTCATGGGTTCATCGGCCGACCGCGTTTGCAGCTGGTAGTACGTGCATTTCGTGGACCGGCACTTGGAGTTGGGGCACGTGAAGTTGTCGGTGGACGCCTCCACCTTGGTTTCGTATTTGTGCTTGTCGCGCAGCTGCTTCGCTTTAATGAGCGCGCTCCACTTGTCGGGATTCATTTCTTGGTGCGTCATGAATGCCAGCTCGTGCGTCTTTATTTGTTTGGTGGTAATGAGCTGAATCACGTGGTCATTCGCCATGCTGATGCAGACGGTGCGCAGGCGGTCGGCGTAGATTTGCACAAAGTACCCGTTGTCCCATTTTTTCACGATGTTTTTGGTGTCCGATTCGCGCAAGGTGTAATTGTAGATACCGCGTTCCAGGTTGAGAGCCGCATTGGCGGCTGTCTCCGGCGTCATACCGAACGCGGGGGCCGTGAATTTTGTGACCAACTTGGCGCGAACATTTTTCCGGAACTCATCTGGGTTTGCAATTTGCAGTGCGGTGATGGAATACGCGTTCGGAGCGGCGGCCATTAGGGTTTAGAGGGTTCTGTTCGGTTCTGTAATACATGCATTTGGCGCCCTTGTCTTTATTCAATTTTTTACAATATGTAAAAAAATGAATTGAAAATCTATTTGTTTGGCTAAAATCAAATCAAATGCGTTCCGTGTTCCATATGGTGTTGCACACCGCGCACAAATAAATGTACTTCAGCTGAATGTCGTCATACCGCAGATAGATGACTTCGCGGGGGACGGCGTCGCTTGCATTGGCCGCCGCGCTTGCATTGGCCGCGCTTGCATTGGCCGCCGCGCTTGCATTGGCCGCGCTTGCATCATTTTCTTCCTGTCCGACAATGGTGGCTCGGTCTGCAAATTGGGTGGGGTTGTGGTTGCGATTGCACGGGCACTCGGAATTGGGGCACAGGATTGTGCTGATTCGCGGCAGCGTGGGATCCAGCTTGGTGTATTTGTTCACCATGTTGGCGTGAGTGGTCGCGGTTTGTTGCAGACACGTCTGCGAAACTACCAAATTGTCAATGGTGATTGTGTCGTCTTCGTGGCCGCAGTTGCGGCAATAATACACAATACCATTGGCGTCGGTCAACCGAATGTAGTACATGTTTCCGCACACGGTGCAGAAATGCATTGGACTGTTGTTTGTTGTTTGGTTGCTCTATGAAGTAATCCGATATTGTTTAATTCAATTTTTGGAGCAAATCATTCAATTCACGGGGTTGTTTCCTGTTTTTCCCATGTTTTCCCATGTTTTCCCGTGTTGTATTCAATTGCAAATCATGCAAACCCGTTCTTTAAATGCCCGTAATATTGCCGCATAATTTATTGTCGCGGTGATTTGGTACACGTGAGCGGTTCGCAGCACCTCCGGGTGCGGGTACTGCGCCGCCAACGCGGTCAGTCGGGTCAAATGCTGCGGGTGATGCTTTTTAAACTCGGCGCACATGTGCGCATAGAACTGCTCGTGGTACTCAATGTCGGCAATGTACTGTTTGAACGTGTCCAGCGATTTCAGCAAGTGCAGCATGCAAAACTCGTAGGTTTTGCATTGAATGATGCGGTGGTACGCGTCGTAGTCCGGATTTTTATCGGTGATCCCGGGCTCGTTCAGTAAGGGCTTGTTGTCCAGCAACGACATGAGGGTGAGCAGCACGGACTTAATGGTCTGGCACCCGCTCCACTGCTCTCCGCGCCACGAGTTCAAAATGCTGACGCACACCTTGCGCGATTTGTACATGTTGGGGTGCATGCGCGTCTCTCCGTCGTTGGTTAAAAATTCCACCACCGGAGGGGCATGCGGGTAATCCGGCGGGAACCGGAACTTGAAGAAGTAGTACCCGCCGTGGTAGAGCGAATCCGGCGGCCCCATCAGCAGCGCGTACCCGCACAGCATGTTGGTTTCGCTGTGTTTGTAATAGATGCCCAACTCCGCGCATGCCATCACTTCGCGCACGTCCTTCAACAATCGCAGCGTGGTTTCCTTGCTTATAAACACCGGGGCAACAGGGGCAGGCTGCGTCATTTTCATGCAATCCCGACGTTTTGTTTATGTCTGTTTTTTTGATAATTCTATTTCCGCAAAATGAAGTGGGCCACTTTTTTGAGATGTCCTCTTTTTAGAACATTTAGTAAAAAATTGAAATAAAAAAATGTGAATGGAGTATATCAGCAATTGCGAATCAAACCCATGGCGTCAATGAAATCAACCACGAAGACAATTTCGCCGTTTGACGCGTTTATGAAGCAGAG